TGGTTCAAAGCTTGTACGCGTTGAGCTTCGACAGCTAGAGCTGCTAGTTTCTGCTGTGCGTTCGTCTGTGCATCGATATCTGCCTCTTCGTTTGCTTTTCTTAAAATGTTTTTTGTTGCTTCGGTTTCAGCTGAGATCCTATTAGCCTCAGCAATAATGTAGTTACTATCTAAATTCGTTTTTTGTTGTGTTAGTGTTTCGTTTTCTTTCTTTACGTTTTCAGCAAATTGCGTTGCTGCTTGCTCTCTTCGTTCGGCTTCCCTTAGTTTAGCAGTTAGCTTATCGATACGTTTCTTTACACCTTTACTGTATTCTTCGTGATCGTCAGCTTTTGCTTCTTCGGGTTGGGGCTCTGGTACTGCTTCCGCAGCTCCCTCGTCACCTAGTACAGGTTTCGTAGGTTGCTGGGGATCTATAGGTAAAGCTCCTCCGTCGTCTATGTCAACATCCACCTCAGGACCAGTATCATCTAACTGTACTGTTTCCTCAGCGGCATTCATATTTAGTTTATGCTCAGGCATGGTCGTTCTCCATGGTTATTAAAATTGATGCAGAATTGCTTCTGGGTCTGGAACCGTTGCGATGATTTCATCATCATTCAACAGTTTTATTTCTCCGCCCTCGATTTGTATCCTTGATCCTGAGTATCTTCCAATCAATACCCAGTCTCCTGGTTTACACCAAGGGCCAGTAGAAAATCTTTCTCCGTCGTACGCTTGTGGTCCGACTTTTAGTACGTAGCCAAGCAGCGTTCCTATCTGCTGTCTTTCACGAGTTTCACTCGTTAGAACAATACCACCTTCGGTTTGTCCTTGGCCCTTGTACGGTAATATCATAATCCTCCACCCTGTTGGTGAAGGCAATTGGTCTAGTAATTCTGAATCTAATTTATTAGGATCTAGCGTAGTCGCGTCTCCTTTCTTCTTACCTGATTGGTAGGCTTTTTCTAAAGCAGACTTGTCCGCTTCTTCTTTTTTCCATTGTTCTTCCATGGCTAAGTTGCTTGGATTTGGCATTTATATCTCCTGGTTTTTCATTAGTTGTCGAATCTCTTCTCGTGTGTAATTCAACGCCTCGACTTGACCAGTCAGATTCTTGTAATGCTCCCAATCTCGGACTTCGCCGTTGGAGAGTATTTCTTGAAGTTGCTGTTCTTTTTCATCTATGGCGCGCAATACAGCTGTCGCGAATTGTATTAAATCTATGTCGTTCCTCCAATTAAGTAAGGGTTAGGGGTGTAGGCTGCAGGGACGGGTATAGATGTTATACCTCCCATGTCTGGTACTCCAGCGGCTCCATACGGATTGTTTTGGTATTGTCCACTTTGGTACGGGTTATAGCCTACGGCTGGTTGCCCAACCATATAATTCTGTGTCATTTCAGCAGCTTGTTTTTGTCTTTCTGCTTCGGCAGCAGCGGCAGCTTCGGCTGCAGCAGTTTGTTCACCTTGCATCTGTGCAATAAGTTCTTGTAGCTGGGTCATGAAATCGGGTTGTGCAGGGGCTTCTGTTGTGCCTGTATCGGTTCCTGTGCCTGTATCGGTTCCTGTGCCTGTATCGGTTCCTGTTCCTGTTCCTGTTCCTGCTCCTGCTCCTGTTCCTGTTCCTGTTCCTGCTCCTGCTCCTGCTCCTGCTCCTGCTCCTGGAAGAAGGCTTAGATCGGGTTTGCCTCCTGCAAGAATATTGTCATAATAATCTTTGTTTCTTTCATAATCTTCTTTAGTTCCGCTAATCCAACCCTCAGGAGCTGTGTAGCCTCCTGTCGGAGTCATGTATGTTTCCCCTGTTGAAGGATTGTAATAATTTACAAAAGCTTGCGTATTATAAGAGCCTTTTGGGGGAGGTATAAAACCTTCACCGCTATAAGTTCCAAAAAAATTTTTGTCCGTGGTCGGTTGACCATTGCCCACGGCAGCATCAACGGCTTCGGTTACTGGATCACTAGCCAATTCTTTTTCTACTTCTTCTTTAGCAGCTATCTCGGTCATACCTTCGCCTTGTGCTGCGGCTACGGCAGCGGCTATAGCAGCCTCTACGTCTTGAGATTCGCCACCTGTATTATTTACAGAGATAGAATCAATAAGTTCTTCAGCGGAAGGAGTCTCTGACGAATAACTTGTTGGTGACATAGGCGACTCATCAGAGACCGTAGTCGTAGTGTCTTCGGGGGTAGTTGCTGCGGCTAATCTCATAGCAGGGGTAACTGCACCTGGTTGTAGCTGCCAACCTGTGTTCATGTCGTATTTAAAATTACCTGATTGTATGGCTGTAGCTGCGTCTGGGTATCCTGCGTCTTGCCACCAAGCACTACTAGGTGCGACTGTAGTTGCAGGCATTTTTTGAATAGTTCCAGGATCTATCGTAGGAAGGTTCGAAAGGTCAATGCCCAAAGAACCAAGGCTAGGCATACCCTCCCTGTCAAAAACTAAATTACTTAAATTAGGAAGACCTATTATCATCTTTTCTTGTCCTTTCTCTTTCTGCACCAACTTTCATTGCTGCTATGTCTTCTTGAGATTTTAACCTCTCTTCTTCGGATTGATCTTTCTGTCTAAGCTTGGCTTTGTCTAGTTTGATCCTTTCCTCTGCGATCATCTTATCATCTTCATTTTCTTTTGCACGTATTGCAAGCTCTTGTTGTTTCAAGGTTACAACGCCATCATCACCAGGAGATAGTATTTCTTCTATTCTAGGCATAACTTGCTGCATTAATTCTAATTCTAACTGAGCCTTCAAAGCTTCTTTTGCAGGGTTAGGTGGTGGAGGTGGCATCATCATTCCGCCTTGTTGCATGCCTGGTATCTGTTGTTGCATAGGCGGTTGTTGTTCTGGCATTTGTGCATCGGCTTGATTCTGTGCTTCTAGTGATATGTGTTGGAATATGTGCGATACCATAAGCGGTATTGTCGCTGGGTTAGTCATACCAGCACCTGACTCTAAGAAAGTAAGATGCACCTCTATATGTATCTGATGCGCTTGATCAGGGAATGCCATGAGAGGTGCACCCATTAGTGCGGCACTGTTCTCACTTGCTGGATCCATCGGAACGGGAGGTGGTGGATCTGGAGCAAACAATGCTTCGATATTCTCAGTTCCTAATGCTTGATACATTCTTCTGTATGCTTCCTTGATGTTGTGTATTTCAGGGTTGCTTTGTACTAACTGGAGTTCTTGTTGTGCCAATGTAATACGTTGACTCATTGAGAAGAAGTTAGGATCACTGACAGGTATAACATCAACCCTATTATCAAAGTCAGTTTGTTTAATTTGTTGATCGCCACCTATAACTTGGTATGGATATACAGGAGGCAGATACTCTGCAAACAATCTAGTGAGTATTTTGAATTCTGTCTTCTGTGCGTAGTGTAATCTTTTGTGTACTGCGGACATGACTCTTGTACCTTGCTCTAGCAAAGCCATAGTCGTGCCTACTGGCATCTCTTGATTACCTTCTCCCATCTGTAGATTAGTAATCGATGCAAATCTTTGTCCTGCTTCTACACAGAATCCTAACAGCTGTAGTAATGTCGCCGATGGTTCTTTATAAGGTAATGGTATCAGTGAATCTCTTAGTGCTCCGCCAGGTGCGTCTACGTCTCTAAACTCTCCTGGTTCTAGTGGAGTCTCGTCGTCCCTGATTCTAAGTCCCCTGGCCTTGAACCCAGCAGGTAGATTCGCCAGCGTGCCTGCATCGATCAATTGTCGTAGGGCTCCAGTCGCGGTTCGAGACAAACCGCCAATCATGTGTATCAAGCCGAACCCATAGAACCCAAGGCCAGGGAGAAACTTGTAGTGTACAAAATACTGTATCTTTGTTCTGAGTGGATCGTTAGGGCTATAGTTCCTTCTGATCGATAAAACAGCATTAGATGCTCTGTCTATTGTAATGATAAAAGGTAAGTGGTATCCGTCTTCATCTTCAAAGCCTGGTATGTCCATGGATACGTGACATTCCAACAACTCATACATCATGTCGTTGGTGTTGGCACTCAATCCTTCTAGCTCATCTTCTTTGTCTATGGTATCGCTGCTACCTATATTGGTTTCAGCAGGTTGTAGTGGTATGTCTCTGTAAAATCCTGCGAGCTGTTGTGTTCTGATTTCGTTGTAGCTCATCTTGACTACGTGCGTTACTCTCTCACAAGTTGCTAGGTCACTAGCAGTGTAAGGAACAACTAAATCTTCTACTGGGACAAACGTACTGACCGCTCTTTGTTTGTTTACATCATAGTAAACTTTCTTAAATGCTGTGCCTGCTAGGGGTAAATAGAACAATAATTGGTCCATTTCAGGGGTATATTCGTCCATTACCGTAGTTATTTGGTAATTCATGAACTCTTCGACTCTTCTTGCTTGATCCTCAATTTCGGGAGTTTCATTGCCCATAACCCTTGTTTTTACGGGTCCTTTACTAGGTAATAGCTCCTTAAAAGCCTGGGCTTGGAATTGGGTCACGGATTCGGCGAGCATAGGGTGAGTTACGCCTGATGCACCTGGAAAAGGTCTGTCTCTATCTTCATACTTGAAGCCAAGTAGATCTAGTCCTTTTACGTATGCATCTTCCCAATCGTGGCGACTTGCTTTATCTTCTTCATAATCAGTGACTAACTGAAAAGCAATTCGTCCTAGCTCGCCTTCGTCAATGTACTCCGCTAAATTCGCATCAAATGGTGTGGTGTCTATTGCTTGTTCTGCATCAGGGAAGAAATCTATCTGTGCTCCTTCTTCTGATAGCTCAACAGCGATGTCGCCTTCACCCATTTGCATAGGTTCTTCAATCTGAACCTCTGTACCATCTTGTACTTCCAGATCAATAAGATCTGACAACCTTTCTATGTTGGTTGGTTTACTGTTCTCTGCCATTTACAGTTTAATAAACGCCTGTAAATTTAGTGCCTCTCATTGCATCGCCACCACCACGGCTCTTGCCTTTCCCGTCTCCAGGTTTGGTCATGGGTGCTTTCATGTCAGTTTGTTTTGCATAAGGAACAAATCCTTGGTCCTTTATCTTTTCGCCTTTGTCAGCCATTATAGTCTCCTAATAATATTCTCTGATCCGTCTCGGTTGATTATCCTGCAGATCATCGTCCGATTCTAAACCAATAAATCCGCCCTGTCGATAACGCATTAGTGCTTGTGTAGTCGAGTCTACCAAGTCGTCGTGGTCTCCAAAAGGAAACGCCGCACATTCTTCTACTAATTCGTCCGCCCAACGTGTGTCTGGTACGTACACCATGCCCGATTCCAGCATAGGTGCAATGGCATTTACTCTTGCAATCTTATCTTGTCCTTTGCCAGGTGAGTAGTTGACCACAGGAATACCTGACTGACGTAATTCGTCCGTGAGCGGTAGACCACTGGCCTTGGCTTCTACGATTACTGTGTCTGGGTCCCAATATTCAAATTGTTTGTAAGCTTCTTTCTTCAACGTAGGGAAATCCCACCGACCTTTCTTAACATCTAGTAACAGCAAAGCTGGCCGCATAGAGTTAGGATCAGGGTAGAACACGCACCATGTCGTAATAGCAGAGAAGTCAGACGTTTCTTTCTTGGTGTAAGCTGTGTCGTACGACTGGATCACGTACTGCATTTCTGGCACTTCATCGTGTTCCCATTTTTGCCACCATTCACGTTTTAGTATCGCTCCTTCTTCTGATGTTGGGTTTTGCATCCACTGTGCTTCCCATTTGCTGACAGGAATAGAAGCTTTGACCCCTTCTAATTCTTCTATCTTCCAATATTCAGGCCATAAAGGTTTTTGACTATCAGGAAAGATTGCAGGAAATTCTACGACTTCCCATTGATCTGCATGATCTTCACCTTGTTTGTTTAGTAATCTGCCTGTTAAGTCCTTGATGCTCCATCTTGTCATTACAATAACAATAGCTCCGCCTGGCTGTAGCCTTTGTCGGGGACCAGAACTGTAGTATTCCCAAGCATTGTCCAAGGCCGTTGGTGAAAGGGCATCTTGCTCTGAGTGAATATCATCTAATACTAATAGATCTGCACCACGTCCTGTTACCGCACCGCCAATACCAGAATAGAAAGCTTCGCCCCCTTTATTGGTTTCCCATCTTCCTGCTGATTTACTATCCGCTTTTAGACTAACGCCAGGAAACACATCTTGATACAGCTCTGAATCTATTATGTCCCTGACCTTCCTACCAAAACGAAATGCTAGTTCTGCGGTGTGCGTTATCTGCATGACCTTTAACTTTGGATTACGGCCCAAGATCCATGACGGGAAGAAGGTAGAGGCAAATTCAGACTTGGTATGCCTTGGCGGCATGTTCACTATTAAGCGTTTTATCTTACCTTGTGCTACCTGCTCTAGTTTTTCTGCAAATATCTGGTGATGTCTGCCTTCTACAAAGTCTGGCCACATGTGATTAATGTAGGTCAAAAAGCTTTCTTGTCCTTCACGTTGTAGTTGTTTGGAATTTAGTGCTTCAGTCAATTCCAATAGCTCTCTGGTAGCTTCAGGATACTGCTCGGCTAACCGTTCTAGGTTTATATCAGGATTTTCCATGCCAAATATTTTGAAATTTTAAAATTTTTTGTGGCCAAATAGTTTTCAATGATTCCTATGATGAAGGGGGTAAGCCCATTTGTCAAAGTTTCTGGGTATTCTCTCCATGTCTGTTTTCTTCTCTTATATACAACCCACTCGCTGCGCTCGTA